ACGTCCGTGCTTGCATCGGCCGTAAAGGTGTCGGACTGGCCGAGCGTGTTGGTGACCGATTGCGCCGTCGCAGTGGTGACCGAAGTCACGCGGACAAAGCCGATCACGTCGACGAGCGCCAGCGTGCCGGGCACCACCGTGGCCGCCGCGCTGACGGCAGAGCCAGATAGCAGGTACTTGTAGAAGGTCGGCTGCACGTTGCCGCCGTGCTGCATCGCGCCCGCAGAACTGGTGCTGTCGCGCAGCGCCTGGAATGCGAGGTTGGTGCCCGCGTTGAAGATCGCGTCTGCCGGCGGGTTGCCGCCACCGCGGAACAGCGTATGCCACTCGTTCGCGACCGCGGCCGCCGTCGGGTTGAACAGCTTGCCCCAGTTGGTGCGGAACGTCTGGCCGTTGGCCAGCGCCGCGATGAGTTGGTCGTTCGATGCGATGCCGGGCATGTCAGCTCCAGATGGTTCGGATTGCGCCGCGGACTGCCAGGCCGGACAGCGATCCGTTTGGCATGGCGAGCAGCGTCAGAAAGGCGTCGTCCTGCACGCGCTCGATCTCGGAGCCCATCAGAAGCATGTCCTTCTCGTAGGGCGCGTCGATGCCGCGGATGACGGACTGCGCGATGGGCTTCACGAGCACGATCGCAAAAAACCCGGTGTCAGCCCCTGACATCGTCACGCTCTCGACGGATCGGACGCCGGAGTCACCCGACTGCAGCGGGATGAACGGACCGCCGGAGGTGTTTGCCGTGGCGGTGGCCGAGGTGGTGATCGTGCCCGGGGCTGCAACCGCGTTTTGCCTGACGGCGGGCGTCGTGCGCCCGGCCGTGCCGTCGCTGTTGGTGTAGCTGACAGTGAAGGACTGGCCGCCCGTGCGCGACGCGATGGTGACGGCCATCATCTGCACGCCTTCGCCGTCGGTGTACCGCGGAAGCGCGAGAGTGTTGTCCATCACCTGCGGGTCGGTGGTGCCGTCCTCGATCGTCGGGTAGTAGAGCAGCGCGTCGCAGAGGATCACCGGCATGGGCAGCGGCGTGGCGCTGGCGCAGGCCAGGCGCAGCATGCGCAGGTACTTGATGGCCGGCGAGACGCTGGCGCCGTGGAAGATGCCGCCGTCTGTGGATTGCCTGATCTGCGCCGCCGCCAGCGGGGCCGCATCGAACCATTGCTTCGCGCGCGGGTTGCCTGACGAGCCGGTCAGGTCATACCAGACGCCCGCGGTGGTGGTCTGCGTGACGTTCTTGACGAACTCGTAGAACCGCGCCTGGCCAGCGATCTCGGCGTCGACCACGTCGCGGACGGTGACAGCAGTCACACGCAGCGCCCCGTGACGAGGGCCGCCATCTGCTGCCACTTCACCGTGGCGCGGTCCTTGAAGTTGAGACCGCCCTCGCCCGCGAGGATGGACTTTCGCGGCGCGATGATCTGGTGCCCGCAGTCCTGCCCGCACGGCCGCGCGACCTTGGGCTCCTGGCCCTCGCGCGCCTCCACCTTGCACCCGCGGAGACAGTCGCTGCAGTAGTACAGCGGCGGGCCGAGGATCTCGTCGAGCTTGCGCTCGATGGCGCTGCGCTGGTCGGGCATGCTCAGGTCTCGGTGATGGTCAGCGCGCCGGCGGCGAACTGCGGGGTGATGCCGCTCGACACCGCGAGCGAGGCGTTCAGCGCGCCGTAGTGCCAGACCGCCGAGGTGCCGCTCGATCCGACGCCGGTGGACACGTGCGACAGCGTAGCGCCGGATGCGCCGCACTGCGGGAAGCTGATCGTCGCTGCGTTCGCGGTGGCGCCGCCCGATGCCGCATCCCAGCCGGTCGAGCGGGCAACGGCGACGCGGGCATAGTTGGTGTACGCCGTTTCGTTGTCGGACTGCTGATTCGTGCCGGCCGTGAGGTTGCCGGTGTGCAGCCCGACGTAGGTGTTCGTCAGCGGCGAGCTGGCGGCGTTGTCGGCAACGTTCGCCCACGCGGTCGCCCGGTACATCAGATTGACGATGCTGTTACAGGTTGCGGTGCTCTTGGGCATGTCTGCTCCATCAGGTCGGGTCGTTGCCGGAGATCGGGTCAGCGCCCGGCGATGCGGTCACGGTGGCGGTCCAGGCGGACGTGCTGTCGTTCTCTTTCGTGACGGTCAGCGTCGTGCCGGAGATGGACCACTTGTTGCGCAGGAAGCGCAGCGCGTTGAGCGGGCTGCGCGCGTTGGTGTCGCTGACGGCGCTCATGTCGCGGTTGAGCAGCGCGTCGGCGTTCTGTGTGGCGGTCGGGATGTCGCCCGTCGCCGCTGGAGACGCCGGCAGGTTGTCGGTTTTCGCCTTGATGGCAGCGATTTCGGTGTCGAGGTAGTCATCGACGGTGTCGACGCTGGTCTGCGTGGCGCGGCTGCTGACGGTGGCATTGAGGTTGGTGCCGACGATGTATCCAGCCTGGCCCGCGCTGTAGGAGCCGGGCAGCGACGTGATCCACGGGTCACCCGCGGCACCTGCTGCGGAGAGCGCCTCGCCGGTCGACCCGGAGATGGCGTGCCCGGAAATGGCCTCATCCCAGACCGCGTCGGCGACGGACGCGGCGCTCGGGATGTCGCTCGTCGCGGCCGGGCTGGCGGGTAGGTTGTCCGTCTTGGCCTTGATGGCAGCAACTTCGGTGTCGAGGTAGTCGTCGATGGCGCCGAGCTGCGTGTCGAGGTTGGCGCTGGCCAGGCCGACCGCGGTGCGCACGCCGGCAGCGTCGAGCGTCGAGAGGCCAGCCGTGACCTCGGTGGTGAAGTCGGCCGCGGTGGCAGCTGCGGTAATGACGTTCGCGGCCATTGCGCCGACGCTGGCGTCGATGCGGCCGGACACCAGTGCGGCAGGCAGCCGCGACTGAATGTCGGCGGTGTCGGTCTCCACGTCGGTGGCAGTCTTGACGGTGGTTCCGCTGAGGCCGACCACAGTGGTGGGGCTGCCGATGTTCGCCCAGTCGAGCCCGGCCTCGCCGCCGGCCGAGACGTCCAGCGTTCGGCCTGCGGTGGTGGGCTTCAGCGCGCTGTTCTTGCGGATGGTGAAGCTGGCCACCACGCTGCCGACGACCGACACGCTGTCCACGGTGCCGGTGGTGATGACGATGTCGAAGAAGCTGCCGGCGGCGTAGAAGGTGCCGTCGGTGCTGGTGTCGATCGCGAAGTGATTCAGGCCGGTGACCGTGTCGAAGTCCACCGTCAGCGTGACGCCGGTGGTGCTCTGCGTGGTGCTGGCGTCTTTGTAGACACTGATGGCTGGCGTGCCACCGAGCGCGAACGGCGCGCCCGTGCTCGGCCGGTAGGTCGTGAACTTGCCGTAGATGACGGCAGACGCGTCGAAGTCGCCGAGGTGTGCCATCAGTGGATCACCAGAGGTTGAGCGGCTGCACCGCCGCGGCCGGACAGCGGGTTGAAGACCGAGCCGCCCCCGCCAGCAACGCTGCCGATGAAGATGCCGACGCGGCGAGGCGCGTAGATCGTCCCGTAGTAGTCCCGCGAGATTTCCTGAGCCTGCGCCAGCGTCGGCACGTTGCCGGCTCCGGACCAGTACACCGCATCGAAGATCACGCCGGTCAGCGTCTCGCCGCTGTTGCCGCGCCGGCCGAAGGTGATGTACTTTGAGATGGTCTTGTTGTCGACGGCGCCCGCATACGCCATCTCCTGCTTGCCGTTCAAGAAGAAGGTCGTCGAGCCGCTGGTCGTGGGACAGACGACCATGAGCGTGTGAATGGCCCGCGTGTCACCGAATGGCGCAGTGGTCGACGTTTGCAGCAGCGCCGACGCCTCGGACAGCAGCTCGAGCTGTTCGCTCGTGTTGATGCGGACCTGCGTGCCGTTGTCCGCCCCGTTGATGCCGAAGATGGTCTGCTTCGTTGCAGTGGTGAGCTGCTGGAACCGCAGCGCCATCGCATAGACCCGGCGATCGGGCTGCGCGGCCAGGGTGTGCATGACGCCGCCGCCGCTGGTGTACAGGCCCATCTCGCCGGCCATCGAGCGGCTGCCGACGCCCGTCCACGTGCTCGACGAGTTGACCGGCCCGGGGAAGATCTGCTGCCGGTCGGAGAGCGTGCGAAAGATGGCAAATGGGTTCGGCAGGTCGCCGCCGATCTCGACGTATCCGTTCGGCGGCTGCCGTGTCCACTTTCGAGATGCGCGGATGCCCATGGCTCAGGCGATGTCGTACTTGATGCCCTGGTACTTCCAGGCGTGGTTGCCGGAAGTGCTGTTGCTGTTCGCGCCGGTGTTGTGGGCGATGAACAGGCCCCAGCGCTTGGGCAGCACCCCGCCGAAGCGCTCGGCCACGCTGGTCGGCGCGAGGTAGTAGGCGCGATCGCTGGTCGTGGCGTCCACGTACATCGTGCCCAGCAGCTTGACCACGCCCACGAGCACGCCGGCCGATGTCACGGTCTCGGCGCTGCTCGTGCCGTCGAACACGTCCTGATAGGTCGGCGTGTCGTCGTACTGCGCGTAGACGTAGACCCGAACCTCGGTATTCGCGGTCGGCGTGGTGCCGGAAGTCCAGAAGCCGGAGACCAGCGCGTCGACGTACTTGTTGCTCGTGTTGTCGATCGCGTCAGACTCGACGCCGGCCGTCCACGATGCAGACGATGCGACGTTCTCCGGCGCGATCGTGAAGGCCGCGTAGGCGCTGTAGTTGATCGTGACGGTTGGCATCGCGTCAGCTCATCAGGGCAGGCTGCGGGCGGCTTCCACGTCCTGCCCAGATAGCACACCTTCGAAGCCGAGCACACGCGCGGTGACGCCGCCGGTCGTGTCGCTCCCTTGCGACGCCGTGGCAAGGATCTTCTCGGCCTCGGTTGCGTTGCGGGTGCAGGCCGTCAGCACGGTGACTCCACTGGCCCCGCCTGGCGAGGTGTTCGCGCCACCGGCACCGGTCGGAAGCTGGATGACGGCATCGCGCAGGCCGCCCCGGGCGTTCGGAGGCGCAGCGTTGAAGCGGTCGCGGCCCTGAAGCATCAGTTGCAGGTTCATCTGCTTGGTTTGCGCGGTCAGCAGCCAGCCGATCTTGCGGCTCAGCACCGGGTCGGTGTCGGAGCCTCCGACCACGTCGTTCGGCGTGTAGAGCGCGAAGTTGATCGCGTCCAGGATGGCCGAGATCGGAGCCTCGGTGCGCCAGACCGTGAAGGCCGGGTTCGCTGGAGCGTTCAGGGCCTGCGCGAGTGCGACATAGCCGTCCGTGGTCTGCGGAAAGGCCACCCACGTCGGGTTGGCGTTGATGGCCGCCTTGAGGGCCGCATGCTGCTCGGGGGTCATTGCTGGTCCTTCTCGATCTGCACCGATCGCGTGATGCGCTCGGTCACGGTGTCACGCTCAATGCGCGAGGTGGTCTCACGAGCCGGCATCGAGACGATGCGCATGTCGACCACGCTGGGCGCGGGCGCGTTCTCGACGACGACGCTCGGCGCCGGGTTGTGGATGTGCGCGTCGACGTGCATCTCGCCGACGCTGACCTCGGCCGGCTTCACGTCGACGTGGTTGTCGACCTTCACGTCGGGGGTCTTTACGTCGAGGTGCACGTGGTGCTCGGCAGGCTGGACCTTGATGTCGCCCATGTTGAGGGTGACGCTCGGCGCAGGCTGCGGGGTCTTCAGCGCCTCGACCTGCTGCGCGGCCAGATCTAGCGCGGCCTGGTGCTGCTCCTGCGCGCGCTTGTCGGCGGCCGGGTCCGGCTTCGCAGGCTCCGGCGTCGGCGGCGCGGCACCCGGCACCGAGAGCTCGGCCTCGCGGCGCGCGGTGGCCTCGCGCACGGTCTGCGCGTGCTTGACTTCCCAGTCGACGCCATCGAAGGCCTGGCTCTCGGCCTGCAGCGTGCTGATGCCGAGCGCGACGCGCTCTTTCGCCGCGTTGACCTCCTTCTCGGGGTCGATCGACCCGGGCCCGTCGCCCACCCAGTGCGCGCCTGACCACGCAGCGCGCACGACATGGTCGGAGAAGAATCCCGGCGCCGCGATGCGACCGGCGGCGATCTCCTCGGACAGCCAGAGGTCATAGACCGGCTGGCAGAAGTTGACCCGCAGGAACTCGCGCCACCCCATGAACATGCGCCACGCCATGAGCAGCGCGGCACGCGCGGCGCTGTAGCTCGAGGTGTAGGACATGAGCAGCACCTCGGACGGCATGCCGATTGCCATGCCGATCTGCTGCACGCACGAGCGGAAGAAGGGGTCGAAAGCGGGATTCGGTCGGCCCGGCGTCGGGCTCGTGACCTTCTCGCCTGGCAGCAGGTTCATGACCTGCCCGCTTTCAATCTCGCCGCTCCACTTCGCGGCGCGCTCGACGAGCTGCCCCTTCGACTCTTCGGTGAAGGTCTCGTCGAACGCCTTCGAGTCCATCTCCGCGAACAGCGCGAAGAGCGCGGAATTGACCGCGGCGTCGAGCTCGGCCTGCGCGAAGCGCGACAGCTGGCGCAGCGGCTCGAGCACCGGCCCGAGGATCGGCACGCCGCGGCGCAGGTCGGGCCGGAGCATCCGGTAAACGTGCAGCGCGTTCAGGCGGCCGGACGACTCGCCGCGGGCTGCGATGCGCTCCCAGGTGCGGACGCCGCCTGTCGTGAAGTCGCCCGGGTGCCTCGAGCAGACGTGGAAGGCGACCGCCTCGCCCGTGTCAGGCGCACACTCGACGCCCTCGGTCAGCGTGGCTGTGTTGCCGGTGTTGTTCGGGTTGCTGATGCGGTCGGCCTCGATGGTCTGCAGCGCGAGGTGCCGGCCGACCTGGCCGCGCCGCTCGACCATCGGCGTGACGACGAGCGTGTCGCCGCTGCAGCAGACGGTGCGCAGCACGAGGTCCTGGATCTCGTAGAAGGTCTGCCGCCGGCCGAGGTCGCAGTCTTTCGAGCTCGCCCAGTGCCCGAAACGCATCGCGACGTCCTGCTGCCAGGCCTTCTGCTGCTGCTCGGTGAGGCGCAGGAACGCGGCATTGATCGCCGGATTGCACGACAGGCCGCTGCCGACCGAGTGCGAGACGGTGGTGCCGATTGCCGCGGTGCCGACCGGGTGATTGCGCTCGGCCTCGCGCGAGGCGGCCCGCAGCGCCGGCAGGTCGGTGATGACGTCCGACTCCGGCGATCCGCCGAAGGTCGAGGCCGTGGCCATCGACGCGCGGTCGCGCCGGGCGGCGTTGTAGCCACCGCCGGCGGCTGCGAGAGCCTTCCGGGCGACGACGCGGCGGGCGGCTGCGACCGGATCGAACCAGCCGATCGCCCGGTCTAGGACGTTGAGGGTGACCGGCTCGCGCTTCATCGCGCGACGATCGTGCGGAGCCGACTGCCGCCTGTGGTGGCCTCGACCTCGAGCTGCTTGCAGCGGGCATCCCACGCCTGGATACCGGCGCGGATCTCGCCGAGGTCGGCGTAGGTCAGCGACCGCCCGGCGATGGTGTAGGACTGTTTCGCGAGCACGGCCGTTTCCGCCTCCAGGTAGAGCGCGAGCTTTGCCTCAGCTTGGGCGAGAGTGATGCCGGCCATCGCGCGCCAGTGTGGGCGCGGGCCCTGTGCCACATCTAGGCAAACGTGGCACCGTCTTAGCGCTTCTTGAGCAGCCGGTAGTAGGTGCGCCGGCTGATTCCGTGGCGCTGCAGCACCTCGGCCGGCGGTAGGTCGATGTCGCGCAGAACGGCCTCGCGCTCGGCCTCGCGGACGGTCGGCGGTTCCTTCGGGATGTAGTACTTCTCGCCGCCCAGCGCGCGGTGCAGCTGCGGCAGCAGCGCGCGCGCCTGGTCCTCGGTGTAGCTGGGGTGCTGCTTCATGACCTCGACCAGAACGAAGGTGAGGATGTCATCGCCGCGCATCGCGCCCCCCGAATCGGGCCATGCCGGCGATCGAGATGCGCTGCGCCGGGCCATCCGGCACCAGGTGCTCGGGCGCCTTCTTCTCCTCGACCTGGACCTGCAGCGCCTTCTCGCGGCGATCCCAGTCGCCATCCTTCCAGCGGTCCAGGCCGACCCAGTGCGCGGCGGCGAGCGCGTAGACGGCGCAGTCGAGCGCCTCGTTCCGCTTGCCGTTCGGCTTGACCCATTCGAGCTTCGGCCGGCCCTTCACGTAGCGGGTGACCATGCGCTCGGCGGTGATCTGCTCGAAGACCTCCGGCGGGGTGTGCCGGCTGAAGTTCACGAAGCCTGGGCCCGGCTCGGTGACGCGTAGCCGCGCGTAGATGACGGCCTTCGCGGTGTCAGGGCCGACCGGCCAGAGCTTGACGCCCTTTTTGATGGTCTGCCCGCGCCAGTTGACATCCTGCATGCTGGGGCGGCCGATGACCGGCTTCCCCGACACGCTCGAGCCCTTGATCGCGAGCACGTTGTCGGCCTGGTGCGCGCGACAGTAGGCGTAGACGGCCTGGGTGTGATGGCCACCGGAGTCGACCGCGGTGGCCAGCAGCGGCACCGGCAGGCCGTCGACGTGCAGGATGTCGGTGCGCCGGTACTCGGTGATCGCGTTCCACGGCGACCCGTTCTGCCCCTCCGGCACCGACGGGTCGCCGTAGACGACGAGCCGCTCGACGAGCTGCGACTGCATGCCGCGCCCCCATGCCCAGTCATACAGCTCGAGGCGGTCGCCCTGGGTGTCGACGGAGATGGTGCGGACACACATGCCGCGGATGACCTGCCGCAGCGGCTGGTCTCCAGCCCGCCGGCGCAGCTCGTGCACGTTCGCCTTGTCGCCCTGCTCCTCGAAGGTCTCGGCCAGGCGGGTATTGACGAACACCCGCAGCAGCGACAGGTCGCCGCGCGCCGTGGCCACCTTCGCGGCGTGCCACTCCGCTGCGATGGTGCGCCACGAGAGCCAGCCGAGCGGCGAGTAGAGGCCGGACAGGTGGAAGCCGCGCACCTTGCCGCCCTGCGCGCCTGGGTTGTCGGCGATCCAGACGCCGGCCGCCAGCATGCCGCGCTTCTCGTGCTCGCGGATCTCGCAGCCGTTCTCGCGGCAGACGTAGCGCACCGAGGCCGCGATCGGCGCGCCGGCGGCGTCTTTGTCCCACTTCAGGCCGTGCTCGACGTCCGCGCCGAACTCGAGCGGCTGGAAGGCGCCGCAGTGCGGACAGGGGACGTGATACCGGCAGCGGTCGGAGGCCTGGTAGGCGTCCTCGATGCGCGAGAAGTCCTTCGTCGTCGGCGTCGAGGCCCGCAGGCGCTTGCGGCGCGCGAAGGTGGTCTGCCGGGCCTCGGCGAGTTTGCTGGGGTCGCCCTCGCCGTCGACGTCGTGCGGGAAGTTGTCGACCTCGTCGAGGTAGAGGTCGCGCACCGGCGTCGAGCGCAGGTCGGCCGAGCTGTTCGCGCCGGCGATCACCAGGATGCCGCCGTCGAACTCCTTCAGTAGGGTCGTGTTCGCCTTGTCGCGGCTGCGGTTCGCGGCCACCTTGCCCGACAGCTGGTCGCTCTCACCCAGCAGCGGCGCGATTCGCTGCCGGCTGTTGCGCTTGGCGACGGCGTTCGTCGGCCAGACGATCATGATCGGGCCGGGGTTGGTGCCGATCGCAGCGCCTAGGCAGTTGAGCAGGACCGTGGTCTTGCTCGTCTGCGCTGCCCACATCAGCACGACCTCCTCGACCGGGCTGCGCGCCGACATGCAATCCTGCGGCTCGCGCGCGTAGGGGGTCCGGCTGACGCGGTAGGGGCCCGGCTCGGCGGACTCGTTGCCGGCGAGTCGGCGGTGCTGCTCGGCCCACTCGGTGACGGTGAGGCGCGGCGGGGGCCGGAGGTGCGTCTCGATGAGGTTGCGCGCCAGGTCAGCCGACGCGGCGGCGAATTGCTCCTCGTCGACGACTTCCATCACGTCTCGACCTCCGCGACGCCGGCCAGCGCGGCGTAGAGCTCGTCCTCGAGCAGTGCGTGCACGCGCCCGGCGTCGGTTTCCGCGGCGAGCACGGCGTCGAGGCGCGACGGGATCTGCAGCAGCGCCTCACGCAGCCCGGACAGGCGCCGGGCGAGCTCCTGGCGCACCTTCTCGCGGCTGACCAGCGCGCCGCGTGCCTCCATCGCCTTGATCTGCGCGAGCTCGGCCTCGGCTCGCTCTCGCGCTGTCCTGGCCTCGAGGTAGCCGCTCGAGGACTTCGGCTCGGAACCGTCGTCCGGCGGCGGATTCATGCCCGTCGTGCTCGGTCGGATGTTCTGCCGGCACCAGCGTCG